AAAAAATAAAAAAACTAAAAGAAAATAGTTTACAAATAGAAAACCAGATGATATAGTAAGAGAGTAGAGATTGATAGAGATAGATTGAAAACTAAACAAGGGATCATGATGGAAAGGCAGACATCGCAGACTTGTAGGTAAATGTATGATAAACGTTTACAATTGAGCATCTAAGCAGAAATGCTTTGAATGAATCGCATCAAATTCGGGGAAACCTTAACAGATAAGGCTGATGGCAATCCCGAGCCAAGCAGGAAATAACTCAAATTATTTCTAGGCGTGTGTAGAGACTAGATGGTGCGGACCTGAACAAGTGAAGTTGAAGGTCAAGGTATAGTCCAGACCACAAACCGAAAGGGTAGTGAAAACTATAGTGGTAAGAAAATCTGCTGCCGAGAGGCGTCCCGGTTCAAGTCCGGGTGATCCTATAAAATAATAATGCCGCTAGGATTAATTTCTTAGCGGCATTTGTTGTTATTATAAATCTATTTATATATATGCGATTTCAAGAGTCACCTTGGTATATAAAATTATGGCGATACCGTTGGTATTTGCTTGTACCTTTTTGGAGTTTGAAGTATTATTTATTTCAATTTATTGATGCATTTCCTTTGACATGGAATCAATGTTTTAATATAGCGAAGGGTGAAGCCAGATATAAAATGGGATGGATATATACTTACGAAGAATTGAAACGACAAATTATTAAATGAGAGCGGCTTTATTACGAAGCCGCTTTTTCTTTTTTGTTTTATAATTTTATAAATAAGTTGATAATATAATTTAGTGTTGTATAGTAGATGAATAAGGAGATAGCAAATGACCTTTCGAACTGTACAGCATCGTTTTTGTTCTCGTTGTCGTTGTGAGCTTAGTGATTATGCTTCAATGGAGCGAGGTATGGGTCCACAGTGTGCGGGAAAGAGCACGGCATTGTATGCCAAGACTATTCCAGCGAATTATGCTATGGCTAATATTTTTGGTCTAGCGATCAATGATACTTTTGTTCATGCAGATTGTTTGCCTATTTGGCTTGAAACGAAGCAGAAGCTTTTGGAGGCAACTCAGTACACTGCTTCTTTGGAACAGAGTAATACTTTTTCTTGGACTGGAGAAGATCTTCGTAAGATTGTAAAGAATATTGATTATATTCTTTCTTATCGACATCCTCGTGAAACTACTCGTGAGAATCTAATCAAGGTTGTTATGCATCTTGGTTACATTGGTTTGGCTGGAGTTCTTTCTGGAGAGGCTTCTACTGGCGAGGCACGTCTATGGTTTGAGGATGGTTTTATTAAGCTTCAGGGTAGCCGCAATAAGCACGCTTATAGAGCATTTGCGATGCTTCGTGGAACCAAGCTGCCTCGGGCTGTTGGACAGCCTTACGTGGCTCCTATTAGCCTCCTAGAGCCGTTTCTATCTCTTGTGTTGCAGTACTACCCTATGTATGCAGGAGACTTTGAGATGATTCGTAGAGAGGTTAATGCTTGGGTGCCGCCGCCTCTTTCTCAGCAGCCGATTTCTACATCTCCCGTTGTTCCAGATTCATTGGATGGAATTGCCTATATTCGAATTAGGAGTGAAGACTTTACTCTCCAGTTTAATTGGATGCGACAGCATAATATGAATTCTTTTATCGCTAATCTAAAGAATTCAATTCCATATAATGAGCGTGCATTTGATGTTGTTACAAAGCTGTGGCGATTCAAGCATTCTCATTTGGAAACTGTGAAGAATCTAATTAACAATACAGGATTTTTTACAGAAACTATTGAGTTTAATACTGGAGAAAACACTCCAGCAAATTCATACGCCAGATCAAGTACAGGTTATTCTAACCATCGTTATCATTACTGAGAGAAACAAAGAAAAAGCCACCTTGCGGTGGCTTTTTTCATTCTACTGTATTAATGGTTTCGGTTGGTATTATATTTGTTTTATTCTCTGATTGGTATTTTTGAAAACATTCTAAATGAACATAATTTCCATCAGATTTATATTCACTTAATGGTATTGCAGCTTCAATCATTTCATTACATATTTTACATTTAACAGAGATCTTTTCTTCTTCAGGGATCTTTTTTTTATTAGCTTCAAGATCTTTATTAAGACCTAAAAGACCATATCCGATAATATCGCCATATGGAGATTCCGAAAAAGCATCTTTACGTGTAGCAATACGTTTAAGCTTATCAAAGATACGAACTACACAAAGCATGTCCCCATAAGATTCTGGAGGGATACCGTTTGGGTATAATAGTCTTAGGAAATCTCCTGCTTGATCAAAGGAATTTCCATAGGCGGCATTTTTCTCTTCTACAAGGTTGCCGATTTGCTCTGCTAATTCTTTATATTTACCCATTTTATTCTCCATCAACTAATTTCTTGTTCAGCTTGATTAATTGCAGCGGCTCTTACTTCTTCATCTGAATCTGTATTAACACCGGTATATGTAATATGATCCGCAGAGTTATCTCTCATAATCAAAGCTGAATCTAGTATTGCATCGATATATTTTTTATATTCTGGAATTGAAAGAACTTTGCTATCGAAATCAGTTTTATAGAACTTAACTTCAGTTTCTAGTTCTCCAGTTTTAGCATTAGTTACTGTAAAATTTTTCCAAGCTCCAGTACCGGTAATTGCGACAAGTTTATTATCTGGAGTTTTAATTCCTTCTTTAGCCGTATTACAATGTTGTCGTAGAAGGTCAAACAACTCTTCATGTTCTACGATACCTTTACCGAAATGAATTTGGAACATACATTCTCTGAATGGTTTAGCGACTTTATTTTTAATTGTTTTGGCAGTAACCTGAATGCCAATAACTCTACCATTATGTTCTATTTGTTTTCCACCATGTAATTTGATACGGATAGAACTTGCATATGGGATTGCCATACCACCAGGAGTGGTAGTTGGATCACCATACATTACGCCAATTTTTTGTCTCTGCTGATTCATAAGAACAAATAGTGTTTTTGTACCGCCGATTATATTTGTAATTTTACGGAAGCCTTTACCAAGAACACGAGCTTGAAGACCTATAGTATTGGTATCGTAATCGCCTTCTAGTTCTGCTTTTGGAGAAGAAGCAGCTACGCTATCCCAAATGATAGTTACAGGTACATCCTTATTCATTGATTTAGCTTTAACGATTACAGTTTCTGCGTGTTCAAAAATCTCTTCTGTACAAGTAGATTGAATAAATACGAAATTTTTAGCGACATCAATTCCAATAAGCTTTAGATTATCTAATGAAGTTGCATTTCCTGTATCTATATAAACAACGATGCCACCCATTTTCTGGGTATGTTTAGCTATTTCAAAGCCAATGTGTGATTTACCGATAGAAGGTGGTCCTTGTATTTCTATAATCCTTCCTTCTGGTAAGCCGCCATCTCTTACATTTGAAAGAATATAATTTAATTGTTTTGAACCTGTAGAAACCCAACGATGAATATTTGTTGGAGCATCATCACTACTAAGATTAAAAGCTACTTTTTCGTTATGTTTTTTATTAATTTCTTTTATGAGTTCGCTAGCGAAATCATCTACTGTATCTGTTTGAGCAGTAGAATTTTTTGGTTGTTTTGCCATAATATACCTCAACTGTTATTATAGTAGACTAAAAATTTAATGTTAACAGACATGAATAAGAACAAAAAAAAGACCGCATTTTCATGCGGTCTTCTGTGGTTAAGATGTTAGGACAGGAGGAACATTATTTTTTTACATCTTAACAACAACTCAATCATCTAGTGCAGAGAAAGCATCATCAATTTGTTTTTTGCTGTTCTTTCTAACTGCCGGTTTTTTTTCTTCTGAAACCGTTTCTTCTTGACTAGATGACGTTTTATCTGAAACCTCCATTGACTCTACAAGAGATGACTTACTTGCTAAGAAGTTTTCGATGATTTCATTCATTTGTTCAGAAGATTTTACTTGTGATTTGAAAATTTCTTCAAGATTTGGAATTTGTTCAAGAACCTTTGAACGTTCTGAATCTGAACCAAGTAGAGGACTTGGTTTACGGCGGGGCTGAAGCTTGAGATCCTTAACAGCGAAACCATTGAAGGTCTTATCAGTAGGGGTTACAGTTACTGTAAAATCATAACCGTCTACTGGGTCTGTAAGATCTTCATCAGCATAGTCTGGATGAGCGAAAACGCCATACAGGTCTTTTAGCATTTTGCTATTGAACTCCCATAGCTGAACACCCTTGGATTCTTCACCACGAACAAGGATTGGGATATAGTAGCGTTCACGAGGCTGAAGCTGTAGAAAGAGCTTCCATGAAGCCTTGCTGCTGCGATCTTTACGAAGATCAGTAAGCATTTCAAAGATTGGATCTGGAAGATTAAATTGAGCAGGAGCTACGAAACGACGCTCTGAAAGAAGACGACTATCGTAATATGAAACTTCCTGTACTGGTTGACCATTTGAATCCTTATATGGAAGAATTCGGATATCATGTTGACCGATCTGTGGTTTCCAATAAGTTAGTTTTGGTCTATTAGATTCTGATGTTGTTGTTTTGGCTTTACGGTCGCCGGATAGAGCGGCGATTTTACGTTTAATTGATTCGATATCGTATGACATGTTTTATTTTCTTTCTTTGGTTAGGGTTGCACTAATGGCGTTTGAAAAATAAGTTAAATTGTTAATAAATGGGTTGCACTAGTGGCAATGATAAATATGTGTTATTCAAAGCAAATTGTTCAAGTTTGCATAAGATTTTTAACACCATTATACTTCACACAAGATGCTCTAACTGCTTGCTGCAAAATGATACCAAGCCAGCTTTCCTTGTAAGAAGGAACATATGAAATAGTCTCATTTGATTTTACATTTAGAGATGAAATAGAACCAATTTCATCTTCTGACAAAGGACAACGATATTGACTTAGCCAATGTAATGAACGATTAGCAACAGACAAATTATATAGTTCTGGATTGATCTCGTAAATAATTCCTTTATCTAAATGCCATCGGGAACTCTGTGGCAAATAATAATCTTCTTCTTTTGTTCCTAATTTACCGATGTCATGAAATAAACCAGCGATAATAAGACTATCAACTGGAATATCTGCTCCATATAGTTTGGACAACTCTTTCATAAGTTTTACAACAT